CGTCTTGACGTTGGTGTTGGGCGGGGTGAGGGTGGCGCCGTCGCCAGCCTCACGCACCTCGGGGACGTCGGCCAGGTCGGCCAGGTCGTTGTGGCGGGCGATGAGAGCGAGCTTCTCGTCGTAGAGGGAGCGGCACGCGGTGAAGTCGGTGTCTTCCTCGGGGGTGAACGATCGGGTCTCGGCCCGGGTGTTCATGTCGCGCATGCACGCGGCGAGGAACTCCGCGTCGGCACGGAGCTGTTCGATGGGGGTCATGGTGTGTCCTTTCAGGGCACGAGCAGGGGCGGCACGAGAGCGGTGCGCTCGGGGCCGGGTGGCATGCCGGAGTGCCCTGGGGCGGCTCCCTGCGGGTCGGCGGCTCCGTCGTCCGAAGTGCCCGGCCGGGCGGCTTCGTCGGTGGGAGTGCCGAGGATCAAGGCACGGGCCAGGTCGGCGCGTGCAGCGGGGTCGGCCAGCAGCGCAGCGAACTCGCGCGACCGCACCCCGACAGAGGTCTCGGTGTAGGCGGGGAAGACCACCGGACCGACCTCGTAGAGCTTCACTTCCTGGACGGTCCGCAGCGGAAAGTCGCCGGACTCGTCGACGGTCTCCTTCACGACCGAGAACCGGAACGACATGCCGTCGATCGACCCGGAGGCGATGGCATCACGCACGGGCTGGATCAGCCAGTTGTCGTGGAGCCGAGCCTTGACGTAGAGGCCCTGGGCGTCTTCCCGGAGAATCTCGGGGGAACCGATCGGGATAGACCCGACGAGAGGATGCCGGCCGTGGTCGAACTGGATGACCGGCGTCCGCTCCTTGAGCGTCTTGGCGAACGCACCACGGGCGATGACCTCGTCGAACTGGCCCTCCCACGAGTCGATGCGGGTCGGCGTGTCGAAGACGGCGCCGTAGCCCTCGAGGGTGAGGCCGTCACCGTCTTCGGTGGCGCGCTCGAGCCGGAACGGGACCGAGCGCGTGAGGTCTTCGCGTTGGAGCTCCATCGCGTTCGTCTCCCTGTGGTTCGGGGAAGGTGGTGCCGTCAGGCGGCGGGGGATGGCTCGGTGGAGCCGGGCTTCTGCAACTGGACCGAGTAGAGGCCCGAGTGCGTCAGCTGGGACAGGTCGCCGGCGGCCACCGCGTCCTTCACGGCGTCAGGCTCGAACCCGGCGTCGATGAGGGTCCGCACCGTTGAGGCATCCCGGTAGAGGATGTCGGCGGCGTCCTTCTGGTCTTCTTGGAGGAAGGAGACGTCGGAGGCGTCGTACCAGAGCCGCGATCCAGAGGGCGGGCGGACGATGGTGGCGAGTGCGCCGGCGGCAGACCGCCACGACGGGCGGGCCCACAGATCACCCACGTGGCGGCGGGCCTGCCCGTAGTTCGAGTAGGTGGCGGCGTCGAGACCTTCGGAGAACCCGGCGATGATCGGGGCGATCCCGGAGGCCGCTGCGATGCGGGTCTCGCCCGCGCCCTGGGTGACCTTGAAGTCGAGCTGCTGCAGGTCCTTGCCGACGACCATCGGATCTGCACCACCGCCGAGGTGGAGGGTCTTGTAGGCGTTGTCGACACCCTCGTGGTTCGCCTTGATGAGCTCCAGGTACTCCTGGAGCTGCGGGGCGGTGATCTCCTTGGGGTACTTGACGATGATGTTGGGGGTGCCGCCGTGCTCGAAGAACTTGGTCTTGTGCTTGGTAGCCATCCCGTCGGCGGCGATCTCGGTGAGCACCGGCGTGAGCCACGACATGCCGCGGTACATGGCGGTCGGGTCGGGGACGGGGGCGTAGTGGGCGACGTCACCGGGCAGGAGGGTGACGGGCTTGGCCTTCGATCCGTAGCCGCCGGGCTGGTAGATGTACCCGAGCAGCTCGGAGTCGATGTCGTTCGGGTCTGGGGTGACGTTGGGGTCAGGGTTGCGGGAACCGACGATGATCGTCACCCAGTCGGGGCGCAGCTGCTTGAGCTGGCCGCCCATCCGGAGCGTGTACGAGTTGCCTGCGAGCGAGGCGTGCTGTTCCATCCGGGCGGTGAGGTCGCCGGTGGTTGCGTTGAGCCAGGGGTTCTCGAGGATGGCGAGCGACTGGTCGCCCCACAGGGCGCCGAGCTTGCCGTTCTCGTACCGCTGGTACTGGAACCGGATCTCGGAGAACAGGCGGAGCCGGACACCGATGCAAGCGAAGACGATGCCGTTCGCCTTGTAGATTTGATCGGCGTAGGCCGTGTAGCTGTTGCCGATCGGCTCGGCGGTCTGCCGGCCCCAGGAGGTGTCGACCGACGGCGCGACCAACGGGCCGATTCCAACGGCGGCGTTCAGCTGGGCGAGCAGCTCGGGAAACCCGACTTGCCGTTCGCCGGTTCGCCCGGAGCGGATGCGAGACAGGCGGGTCACGACTCGTCACCGAGCAGGTACCAGGCGGCACCAGCCGACACGGACAGGGCAAGGCACCCAAGGGCGGGGGCGACGATCCACCCAGCAGCGACGAGGCCAGCAGCGGCGATGAGCAGGAGCAGGTCGATCAGCTTCACACCAGCTCCCTCACGTGTAGGCGGCGAACGGGACAGGAGCCGGTTCGGGTTGTTCGAGTAGACCGAACCGGGCGAGCGTCGCGGCGACGAGCGGTGCGATCGCCACCCCGGCCTTGCGGTCCCACAGGCGGGACTCGCCGACGAACCGCCACCGCGCACCAGCGACCGCCGCATCGAGGGCCGGGTGGTTGAGGTGCTCGATCCGCTTGTTGGTGATGTCGTCGAACAGGCCGGCGGTGGCCCGGGGAAGGTTCCGGTCGGTGTACCCGCACTCGATGACCGGCAGCCCGGCAGCGATGAAGTCGGCCATGAATAGGTCGGCGGTCGAGGACTTCGGGTCGAATACCCACGCCTTCGGGGATTGGCGTTCGTTGACGCCGATGGCCCAGTCGAGCAGCCACCCGGTGCCGTAGTCGTGGCGAACCACGTCGAGCCCGACGCGTTCACCGGTGTGAACGGCGGCGACGACGGTGAAACAGTCGCCGGATGCGTTGCCCTCCACCCCGAAGCACACCGGATCCGCGAGCCACGACGCATCAGCTACGTCGATGGTGTTGGTGTTCCATGCGTCGAGGTCGATGACCCCGCCGTCGGCTTCGTTCTCCGACCAGATGCCGAGGTGCTCAGCGCCGAACGCCTCGTCGGTCATCGTCGCCCGGTTCGATCGGAGGGTCTCGATCCCGAGCCCACCACCCAGCGATGGGTTGGCATCGAACCACAGGTCCTCATCGTCGAGGTCGACGCCGACTTCGCAGGAGTACTCGATGTACGCCATGGACGGGTCGCCGGCGCGGCCCCGCTTGCACAGCCGGCGCAGCACATCGGACTCGGCACCGGGGATCGGCGAAGACGACGTGTACCAGACCTGCGGGTTCGGCCGGGCGGCCATCGCCGGCAGGATCGCCGAGAGGGCTTCGTCCCACAGGTAGTACGCCTCGTCGAGCACGATCTTGTCGGGCGACAAGCCGCGGATGCCGCCCTTGGACCTGGCCTTGAACAGCAGGCGGGAACCGTCCTTGGTGACGATCCCCTCCGAGCCGTTCGCCACCCGGATCGACCGGACCCGGCGCATCAGCGTCGGCGAGTTCTCGACCAGCGCCCGGATGCGCAGGAAGTGGTCTTGCGACGTGTCGAACCGGTGGGCGGTGTGGATGATGAGCCGGTCGTCGGGGCAGAGGAACAGCCAGAACAGCTCGAGCGCTTCGAGCACCCCGCCCTTCCCGTTCTGCCGGGGGCAGATCAGCGCAGCGATCCGAGCAGCCCAACGACCGGACGGGTCGATGCCGAGTGCAGCGCGAATCACGTCCTGCTGCCACGGGTACAGATCCAGCCCAGCCACCGCGGCCAGGTCGATGCAGCGGTCGGCGTCAGTGCTTCCGGCTGGCGGTGCGCTTCGGAACCGGGGACGGATCAGGGCGGCGGGCTGCAAGCTCATCGACAGCATCCACCTCCCCGCCATCCGGGATGGCGTCGAGCTCGGTCATCGTGTCCCGCAACTGCTTGGCGAGCTGCGCCCGGTTCGACAGTTCGGCGTCCTCGATTGAGGCGGCCAACGTGTCTCGCAACGCGACTAGCGCCCGGCGCCGATCACCCGACCGGACCTCATCTACCAACTCAGCCACGACGACCCTCCAAGGCTCAGACGTTCACCACGGGGAGAAAAACC